AGACATGTTGCACTGCCGAGGGTCGTACTTCCTCACCGTATATCACGCGTTTGCGGCGGCGGAAGAAAAGGATGAAGATGGAGAGGCATTCACGAACATTGAATGGCATTTCGGAACTCGATCGCGTACTCACCCCAATGGGAAGTGCCGCTTATATCGAGATGTCGATTACTTCCATGTTCCGGGAACCGATCTTTGCCTATTTACGATTTCCGGGATGTTCCCGGCCAAGGGGTTGATGCACTTCTTCCCAGAGGATTCACAATTCGGAATGCAGAAAGATCTTGATCAAGCCCTTTTCATTCACCGAACACGCGACGGACATGCGAATTACCCGTGCGACAATATCGGGACAATCTCAATGAATTTTTCTCAAAAGAAGTTTGGGGATTATCAAATTCCTTTCCGACGCATGTGGCAATACGTGGGAGTTCCGTCCGCGTCAGGGTGGTGTGGATCACCAATTGTCCTCCGTAGAGGAGGGAGTGCCTGGATCGGTGGGCTTCATACATCGGCACTGACGGGCGAACTTGGATTTGCAGATGAAATCACGCAATCGATGTTGCGAAGCGTGATGGAGTTGAAGATTCCTCGTTCCCGTCGTCCTGAGTGGTTTGTTTCGGCGGATCTTTCGCAGGGAATGCGCGACGTCAAAGTTGAAATGGGTGAATTGGATCCGAGGAGTATGCTTAATGGAGCGTCGTCTCTTAATACTACTCTCGTAGGATCAGTGGAGTCCGTCAACGGCAAGAAACCGCACCGAGCCAAGGACAAGAGTCAGATGCGACGAACGACTTTTTCGGAGGAATTTCGTGATCTGGCAACAACGTGGATTGGAGAGGATGCCTATGTGGCTCCACACTTCGACGGTATCGAAGTGGATGGAATTTTTCAACATCCGGCGTTACATGCCATCCGTCAATTCGAAACTGCTCAAAATCTCGATCGAAAGGAACTCGGACAAGCATCAACAGACTATCTCACAGGTTTGGAAAACCTTGATGGACGAGAAACGTTCAAGGTGTTGACAGAGGAGGAGGCAATTTTCGGTATTCCCGGGGGTTCGATCGGGGCATTTGATCCGAAAACATCGGCGGGATATCCGTGGTTCCGTTCAAAAGAATTTCTATATGGGCGAAACAAACAAACCGGGGAGTGGCATATGCACCCTCAACTTCGTGAGCAGCTCAATGCAATCG